AGACTTCTTGTCTTTTAAATAACCTAATACTTCTTTTAAGATAAGAATATTTCTTGAGGTCTCCAAACTTTGTATAACATAATTAAAAAGTTTTTGAGGATTCATATCCTTAAGGTTAGAGTAGAAAGGCTTGTTCGATATAGGAGCTCTAACGACTCCATCAACAGTAAACCTCGTCCACATCTCATTTATATAGGAGGCTACCTTATCGAAAAACTCTATGTGTCTGTATTTGTCCGGTACACCGCCATACATTATCTGGAAGGTAGTTTGCTTGGATTGCTTATACTCTTCTTCAGTTAACTCCTCTTTATCGAAATATAATCTACCTAATTGAGTATGTACACTCTCAGGAGTAAATTCATATCCTATAACTTCAGCTATCAATCGTATATGATAGCCATCGAAATCAAATTCTATGAATCGGTCGTTTTTTGGAATAATGGCTTTCCTGAATTCTGGCTTCTTAGGAATTGCGGCGAAATTAACGCTATTAAAGGCAGAAGTAGGACGGCTAGTGGGATTATAAAGATTATAACTTGTATAGCAAATATTGTTTGCAATACTGTAACTAGGATTGGCTGGTTTAAATTTTTCAAGAAATTGTTCATACGTAATTTTAACTCCATTATGTTCTGATAAATAGAACACTCCTACCGCTAAATCATTATAGAATGACCAGCTAGAGTCTTCTGTTATGTCTTGATAGTTTTCAATTATCTCTATCAAGCTGTTATAGTTCCTTTCACACCTCTCATGTAACTTAGATAACGGAATGATTCGATTTAAATCTTCTTTATCAGACATTCTGTTATAATACCACTGTATTACCTGAGGAGGATTAGGTAATTGTAAGCTGTCATATTCAACCATCGAATACATTAGGTTGATATCGTTGATATTCCTATGAGAGAAATGATATAAGAAGTTCTTCTTATTAAATGTATACAGTGTATCAAAGCATTTTAAGATGTTCTGTATCTCTTTCTTTGAGAGATTAAGTCCTTCTTCATGGTCGATAGGAATGATATACCCTTCTTTATGGTCTAAAGGTCTGATATACATCGCTACTGCAAAAGAAAGCATAGGATGATAGCGGTCGTTAGTAGTAACGGCTTCTACGTAACCTCCTTTTCTACCTAAATTACAAAGGTAATTTAATTGAGTCTCGCTTTCAACGATGTAAAACATAACTTCTTATTCATAACCTTTATTAATATACGAATTATTTTCTAACGAACAAACTGAGAAGGATCTTTTAGGTATGAATCTAATTTAGCGGTAGAAGCGTTTATTCTGTTCTCTATAGAGTTTCTTAAATTCCACTCCATTATAAATAATTTATATTTAGGGTAATAGTACTTAGCTTCTCTACTTTTCATAGATTTATAAACATCTCCTGATATCTCTAATATACGAGAAGTCCCATTATCTATTGCAAAGTATCTTGAAAATTTCCCTTTAATATAATCTGCAGGAGATGGCTTAGGGTAGTATAGCGGTACAGGTACAGTATCCCTTAAATTAGCTTCAATTTCGTTATCACGAACGAAATCATATTGACTTCTTTTAGGAGTAATATCGTATTCTAGGTTAGTTACAAGAGCTTCATTAACTGTATTGAATATGGATTCGTTACTGTAGTCTACTGGTTTAATTAATCTACTTTTAGCAGTTGGACGAGTTCCTGTGTAAGCTTTTGAATTATACGTAACGAAGTACGGGCCGAGATATTCTTCTTCAGTATCGGCGTACACGTACTCATTAGAATACGCGTAGTAATTAGCTTTATATTTTGATTTAGGTAAGTACATTTAAGCTACATTAATATTTTCTACATACTTTTTAGTTTGTGCATAGAGCTGCTGTCCTTTAGTATCCCACCATTCTACGTGGGCAGGATCCCATCCCATACCCCAGTATTTCCATATGGCGTTAGACTGCTTATAGTCACCCCCCCATCTAAACATCTTCTTAGCGTCTGGGTCTGCTTCTACTGCGGCACCTAATGCTCTAAAAAATGTTGCTACATTTGAGTAATCCTCTGGGTTTCCTGCTCTACCGCCGGGATCGGGTTCCCATCCATATCTTGAATCTATAATATCTACAGCTGTTGCTGCTCGTACAAAATTACCATTCTGATTTTTTATAACAGTATTATGGTTCCCGACTTTTACTCGAGATCTTTCTTGTTCAAATTTCTCAATCTGATCTCGTATACTTCTCCAAGCTGAACCTAAAACAGGTTGGTATCCTTGTTCTTCCAACTTTTTCATAATACGTTGAATTATGGGTTTAAAGTCTGGATGTAAAGAATCTATACTTTTTGTTGATTCTAGAGCAAGAAGTTCTGCAGGTGGTTGGGATTCTTCATCAGGACTGTTGTTTAGAGGATCTATTTTGTAAGTACGAGGTTTAACATCGCTCTCACTGTTTAAGTATATTTGAGATTTTATAAGTGTATTCCATCCGGCTGAGGATATATTTTGTTCCAACCCTGTAATGATAAAACCTACACGACTGTTCTGAGTTATTGTAAAACCTATTCCGTTAAAGATAGTCTCTTTATATGTTAACGGTAGAATATCCCCACTTATTTCAAATGTCTCACCTACTGTAAATCCTCCGGTACCGTCTAGTGTTAATGTTAATTCAAACGGGATTGCAAAAGAAGCGTGGGCTGCTGTGTTTTTTTCTAATGCGGTATTTATAAAACCGCTATATAAAGACTGTAAACCTTTCTTGTTAGTCTCTACACTATCTGTTCCGTTGTAAAGCTTAGCAATAGATGCTTGCAATGTTTCAAAAAAATCAGTCTTTTCAATATGAATTATACCAGCTTCATCATCCTCCGTAAACCTATACGTACTTGTATCTAAAAAAACTCTACCAGTTACTTTTTCTCCGATAACTCTATCTTCTAGCCCAGAATTAAGTTTCCTGAAGCTGGTAGCATCTAATCCTAAATCTGAAGATTTATCTTGAGCGGAAATAGCTATTAAAGTCGATAGGTTCGGAGACAGTTTACTTGTTAAGCTAATATTCTTTACAATACTAGATAATCCAGATAAGTAGAGTGGTTGTGGCCTGTCTTCGGTTACCTCAATATACTTTCTATCTACGATGTAAAAAGTATTATTTTCATCGCAATGTAACTCAAACTTATTTATTCCTCCTGTGCTTTGCTCGATACCTGTGAGTACTCTGTCGTAAAAGGCTTTTATCTCAATCTGACCATCGTTTGTTAAGCTACTACGGATAGTCTTTTGAAGGAAATTTACATTTAGTAAAATATCTTTTATTTCCACTTCTGACTGTGGTTGATCTTTTCTAGTTTCGTAAGAAAAGTTTGGGAAGATTGCTTTAGTGGACGCTCCTTTCGGTAACAGACAAACTGAAGGATCTATAGATACCTGTAGATTGTTTGTATAGTATTTACTTTCTTCAAAGGCAGTATCTAACTTAATGTAGTTAGTATCTCCGTTAATACCGTTTTTAAGAAGATTTGCGTTTAGGTAGGAGTTTAGTGTTTGGAGAGTTATATAAGTTTGAGGTTGTGGTTGATCTACATCTTTATCTCCTGTGTTAAAACTCTGCTTGTAATATGTGAAGAAATTTTGATCAGTAGAGTTTTGGTCTGCTTTATCTAGATTATACTCTCTACCAGGCAGTTCGTACCAGTTATTCTGACCTGGGATAATATTGTCAATTGTTGATAATGCCTGCAGAACTCTGCCCAACTTTGTGCTTTCAGTTAAATTTCCAGTTGCTGTTACTGAAGCTCCGGCATTAACTGTGATTGATTCAATAACCTCTCCTTTCGCTACGAGGTCAATACTACAGTCATATCCTCCGTCGGGAGTAAATGACCAGTTAAAGTTTTTTACGACTCCTAAAAATCCTTCGTATGCTCCTCCGTATTGAGTTCTTTTACTCTGTATATCAGCATACACTTTATCAAAATCATTAACTTCTTTAGAAAGGTACCCTCCTTTATAAAGATCAATTAATATCATTTCGTCTTCTATTATGTAATTGTAATCTTCTCCTGCTAGGTAGTGACTGTGCCCAAATTCAAGTAACATTGTATAACCTGGTCTCATATACAAGTTATCCACAACATCTAACTGGTAAGGAGTCCAGCACTTAAAGTTAACTGTTACTGTTCTTAATGCTCCGTACATACCGTGAGAGGTTACAGTAACTCCGGTTATTCCCGGCTTAGGTCGTGGTCCGTAATCTTCGTAACTAACTGTTCCTGCTGTATACTCTTTTCGTAGGTTGAGATCTCCGCCGTAATACTCTGATAAGTTTCTTGTTTCTGCTAATGTGTTGTTATCGTAGATATCCAATGAGTACAAAACATTGGTTGCAGCAAGAGCTAAATCAGAGGATACGCCGAAATAATCTTGCTTTGCATCATCCGTAATAGCAACAGCTGAGGATAATTTAACCCATGGTGTTCTGATATTAAAGAATTCTCTTGCAAGTCCAGCAAAACCTTCTCGAGAGGCTATCCTAGTACTGACTAAAGCCTGTTTACGCTCTAAAGCTTTTTGAGTAACTTCATTTATAGGACGACCAAATATAAAACCTGACATAATTTATCTGCTGGTGTTTGTTGTTTGTAACAATTCTAATATACGAGCTTTACTGTAAGGTATGCGTATTTGTACTCCTGCGGTAATGTTTATTGTACTTCTATCAATATCAGGATTTGCAGTCGCAATCACCCACCACAGTGTGCTATCATTATAGTATGCAGAAGCTAGTATATCAAACCTATCTCCAGTTGTACTTATGACATAAGTATCGTCGGGATGAGCAGGTATATCAGGGTATATAGTAGTACTTCTGTATGGTACGCCTTCCTTATTGATTGGAGTGTTTCTATACCTATTCATAGTAAGTTCTATTCTTTATAAATGTATTCTCTCCAGGAGTTGTAACTGTCTGAGGTACGTTTTCGTGGATAGGGGTAAACTGTACATTCACTGTGCTCAACATCGGTAAGACTACACCTGGTGTTATCTCCCAAGGTGTGTTAAAATCTGAAGATATTGAGATACTATCAATCTTACCTGGTAGCTTTCTTATATAATCTCCGATTGTCAACCTTACTAAAGTACCTCTCATAAAACCTCTATCGCTATATGTAGGAGCAGTAACCGAAGCTAATGCGTTTAACTTGTCAGCAAGTATTTCAATCTCTTTTTCAGCGAAAGCAGCTGTCTTAAACGAGAATGATATCGATCTAGAGAAAGATTGATAAGTGTAGAAGTTCTCTCCTCTTCCTACATAATTCACAGTGTTCCAGTTACCGTTAAAAGTATCCGATAAATTACCTTCAAAAAATCCTCTGAATTGAAGAAGTTGTAAAGTTTGATTGATGCCGTCTTTTAATCCCTGTACTCCGAAGTAAAAGGGTACTAAATCAGGAGCTAAAGTATTTACACCATCTTCGTTAACAGTATTAAATACTTGACTGTTTATTGAATCATAGACATCCACTCCTTTATTTCTACTAGGATCAGAATCGTAGTAAGTATCTAAATTAGCATCACCTTTGCGACCTAAAGTTTTTTTAGATATATTAATAGTTCCCTGGTAATTTGCTTGCATAGAAGCAAATCTATTTCCAGAGTAGAAAGAAGTATCTTGAAATGCTAATGAACTCAATTCATTAAAAAGGAAATGAGTTCCAGTTCCTGCTACAGGTACTTGCGCCAGTATTACTGCTATCGCTGAAGCTGCGTCTGTTGTTACTTTACCAATATTCCTTGCTAAGTCAGCTCTATTATTTGAATTATTTCCTGCTGTTGCTCTTAATAATCCTTGTTTAGCTGCAAACTTTAAACCGGCTGGAGAAGCTAGCCATTCGGTAATTCTTAGAAGATCGTTTTTACGAGCTTCAATAGGATTATCCATAGGGACTAGATTCGGGTCGTTAAAATCTCTAATTAATGGCATATTATCTCTCTAATGTGTACGTATACGCACCGGTTGTTATATTTGATACCTCTCCAAAACGTTTACCGTCTACATTAAGCACTACAGGTCTTTGACTCATTGCTGCTGCCAGTCTATCATAATCTAATCCTGATGAGCCGCCTGAGGAGTTTCCGAATAAATCTGTTCCGGCGATAATTTGATCGTCTTTATTTAACTTAATGGATCCCTTATCACGCTTAATAACAGGTCCATCGTTACCGTCGATCATACCATCATCCATACTCAAGTAGGTACCTAGTCCGGCAACTACACCGCCGATGGTGGGGATTAACCAAGTTGCAGCAACACCTAATGTACTTGCTATCGCTGTAGTGACGGATGCTATAGCCATTGTAGTTAATATACCGGCAATTGCTGCTAAAGCTACTTTTAATTTTCCACTATCGGTTATAATCCCGGTTATAGTCTCTGCAATACTTTTAAACTTATTTAAAGTATTTTCTACAGCCTTATCATTACCGACTAACTTTTCTAGTAAAGCTCCAACTGGTCCGCCTACTATGTCTACTAGTAATTCTTTTAATTGCAATACTGTAGCGTTAAATTTATCTTGAACCGAAAGAGCTTTTAAGTTATTAAATGCTTGTTCACCTAATGCTTCAGCGGCAGCTTGCTCTGATCCATACTTCTTAATAGCTAATTCTAATCTTTTGCTCATAGAATCTTCCTCGGAAGCACCAATTTGTCTAAGTAATTGCTGCTGAACTAACATATCTGCAAAAGAGTCTTTAGTCATTCCAACAGATTTAGCAATAGCTTCTTGAGCGATTGCGTTCATATTTTGGAAGTCTGCTAGAGATCCTACTTGAGATGTGATTTCTTTTGCTACTGTAGCATAATCGTTATTTAGTGCTGCAGCTCTTGCTCTTTCAAGATTCAATTGTTTACCTGTCAATAATTCAGCTTCGAGTTCCGAGGATATAGAGCCTTCAAAATCTAGAAGACTTGATTGAATACCTTCGATTGCTTTTAAATTTAATCCAAGCATCTGAGCTGTGGTGACTGTTTTAGCTAAAGCTTGATTGTTACCTACAAAGTTTGCTCGAATTACTCCACTAACTCCTGATATCTCTTCTAAGACTGCTTTGTTATCTAACGATATATTGTTCTGTCCCTGCAGTACTTGGGATACTCCTAGTAAGCTTTCCGCAGTAGCATCAGCTCCTCCTTTAGTTAACATGAATAACTTAGATAAACTGCCGGCTTGTTCTGAAGAAAGACCAACTTGTTTTTCTAATGTAATAGCTTGATCAATAATATCCTTATTAATACTTTTTGCTGAAGTACCGAACTGCTTATTCAAGGATATTAAAGTTCCGATTCTTTGGGAAGTAGTAGCAAAAGCATTATCTGAGTCGTATTCTATGGCTGCAAATTCTGCTCTTAATACTTGAGCTTCTCTAGTACTTAAGTTTAGACCTTTTCTTAAATCAGTAGTCTGCTTATCAACTGTGAGTCCTGCTTTGATTAGCTCAACGATACCTTTGATAAGCAATGCTGGACCTATAACTGATTTAAATCCGCTTAGTAAGCTTTTCCCTCCTGCAGCAAAGGCTTCTTTAGTCGTACCTGCATTAACTAATACCTTCCTAGACGCTGCTGCTGCTTTTTCAAATGGTTTAGAGAATGCTTTTAATCCAGGAACACTACTTACAAATGCTTCCATTCCAGTAAAGAACTGGGTGGATTTATCTAAGCGTGCAGCTTCGTCAGCTATTTCTCCGTAAATATTCGCTACTTCATCTGCTACATCACGAGCGTTAGCTAGATTTCGAGCTTGATTTAATAAGTTTTCTCGTGCTTCGCCTGTTGAATTAGCAGCTTTTTCGTAAAGATTGTTGATTTGTGCTGACAATCTTCTTGATTTGTCTTGGAGTTTAGCCTTCTCCTCCAATACTTTCTTCGTACCGGCTTCTGATTTTGCAACCTGTCTTTGAATATCAGCTACTTTTGAAGCGGAGTTTGCTATACTACTATAGATACCTCCGTAATCTGAACCGAATTCACCAGCTTGCCGAAGTGCAGCATTTGCATCACGAGTAGCGTTACGGATCTCAGCGAAGATGTTTTTTAGCTCTTCTGCTCTCTGTACCTGTTCGTTATTAAGATTGAATTCGTCTGCCATGAGGTATACAATATATTATAAATAGGAAAGCCTCTATTTAGTAGAGGCCTTCGTAGTGTAAGTCGGTGATACTTTAGGAGGTCCTGTAGGCTTAGCTTTCTCTACGCCTTTTACTTTGTTAATAGCTTCCTCTTCGGCTTCTTTCCTATCTTCGTAATACTTCTGAATTTCTTTAAAAGTGTACCTTCTTAGCCAGATAGGCATATTGTACACAGTGTTCCAATCATAACCCCCGTTACCGTGAAATATAATCTCGTGGATCTGTTTAAAAACAGCAGACCTATACTGTTGCGTCAGGCCAAAAAAAGCTAATACCGATTGGAAGAGTAGCCTCCCTGTCTACTCCTTCTTCATCTTCGTATGTAAAGGTTAATTTTAGGTCTGGTGATACTTTGTTATATTCATCGCGAAGAGCTCTTGCGTCTTTAGCTAGTAAGAAGTTATCTACAAACTTACGAATATCTGCTCTTTCTTCAGATCCGTTGACAGAAGTTACCATGTATTTTAATCGAGTAGAAACTTCTGCAATATTATCTTTATTAATTTTCTGAAGTCCTTTAATCTCTTGTTCAATTTTCTTCTCATCACCGTGAGTCAAAAGCTTAAATGTAAGAGTATTTCCGGAATGCGGTAAAGTGAAGGCAAACTCATTCTGACCGCGTTTTAATAAACCGTAATCAATTTCTTTGTTTTCTAATAACGAAAGGTCAACTACCTGTTGTCGTCCAGTCCATTCAAAAGAATAATCTTTGCCGTAAGATAATACTCTTGCAGCTACCATAATAGCGTTCTTATCTCCAATTAAGAGATCACCGTAATCAAATTCAGTTACTAGAAGAGATTGTAGTAATTTATCAATTACTGTACCGTTCTTAATATAATTCTGATTGGTAAGAATGTCTTCTTCTTTAGCAGTCATATACTTCATCTCTACAGTACCCGATGCTAATGGATGTCCTTCCGGATATAAGAGACCTTTTGATGGTAATTCAATAGTCTCTGTTGGTAATTTAAACTCCATATAAACTAATTAGTTAAAACGTTTAATCATAAATATAAGAAATAAAAAAACCCGAACCAACTAAGATCCGGGCTTTATCTGCTTGACAGGGCGAGGTTTACTTTTCTTCTTTCTCTTCCTTATCTTCCTTCTTTTCTTCTTTTTCTTTCTTAGGAGCTTTCTTTTCTTCTACAGCTTCCTCTTCTTTCATATAAGTCTTCTTGTACTCCTCTTTAACAGCGATTGCCATTTCGTGAAGTCCCTTAATCATACCTTCTTGAGCGCCTACTTTAGCTTCGTCGGCCATCTCTTTGAAGTATTGACTTCCTTTTATTTCTGATAGTCTACCTTCGTAAGCAGCTAATACTTCAGCGATAGTTTCCATCTTCATCTCCATTGCTGCTCTATTGCAACGTGCTTCGATGATACCAGTTACCTCTTTAATATCTCTTCCTTTCAATGCTTCAGTTACATATTCTGCAACAACTTCTTCCATTGTTTCGCCTTCCATATGATTACCTTCAGAGTAATCACCTTCCATCGGAGCCTCCATTTCTTGGATTGGCTTTTTGCTTTCTGCTAAAAATTTTCTTAAATCAAAATTATCCATAACTTAATTAGAAGTTTAGTACGCAATAGTCCATTGCGAGGGTTAAGTCAACTTGTACAGCTTCATCTGAAGACCAGTTATATTGACCGAAATTAGAATTTTGTACGAATGCTCCTTTAATGATCCACTCACCAACGATATCGCCTACAGGTCCTAATGCGTTAAGAGTTACGTCTTTCTTGTAAAAGTCAGCGTAACCAGCTCTACCAGTTACTGATTCGTAACCCAATCTAGCCCACTCCATTACTGCTTGAGCACCAGAAGGTGTGATTGGATCGTATAAGTTAAGAGTCATATTCTGCCACTCTCTCTTACCACGCAACTTTCTGTAAGTGTTAATGTGATCTAATTTAATCACATTGTCGGTAAATTGAGGTGAAGCTACACCCTTAACTAAGTATGATGGAATTCCATCGATGTACATGATAAACCTGTTCTGTACCTTTGGTTCAAAGGCAGTGAACATGATTTCATTT